TGTCTTCCCATTCAAGTTAGGAAGTTTGATGTTTCCACCATAGTTAGGAAAAGAATTAGCACCAGTTCCAACAAAGTTACTGTTGCCTGCATTATAAGTGTCGCCAATGGCTTGTGCTAACAGAGGAAATTCATTAGCAGCAACACTCTGACCATCACAAATAAGCCACCCAGCGGGGATTTGAGTCAATCCCCCTGTCCACGGCATAATGGTGCCGATAGCGGCACCTTTTGCTGTCTTAATCTCTTGATAGAAGGGCATTTATTAGACCTCGATTAGATACCAACCATCTTTACCAGCAGGAACTGCAGTGTCACCATTTGGATCTGCTGTACCAGCATATACAAGTGCAAATCCTGCATATGGAGTTTGAACAATAAGTTCTCCACCGTTATAACCACTAATAGCACCTTGTCCTACACCCGATAGCATTGCTAAACCAGTATTCTCCGTAGAGTTCTGAACTGCAACGCCAGTTTCTGCTCTAATAACCAGTGAACGGTTATAAGTTAGGGTTCCACCAATATCTATAATGCGAATCATATCGCCAATTAGAGGATTGGTTGGTAGTTTAGCAACGGTATTCTGCGTTACGTTGAGGAAGTAGTTAACGTTGGCTTCAAGATCAACCTCAAATCCGTCTTCATATTGCCACTTACGACCACCAGTTTGTGAGAAGTAGTTCTCAATACCAGCGATCTTAACAGCACCGTCATCATCAACACCGAAGATTTCAGAACCATTTGAGTTGACCGTCAAATCTCCACCGTTAATCGTAACATCTCCAGCAACTGAAAGTGATCCACCAAATGTGCTCGTACCAGTGCCCAGAGCAGAGAATGAACCATAAGTGGTAAAGTCACCAGAGGAATTATCAAATGTGAGTCGTGGTGTAGTTCCATCAGTTCCGAAGATATTGATGTTACCACCATTCATTGTCAGATCACCAGTTGCAGTATCAATCTGGAATGTAGTTCTGAATGGAACAGCAACAGTTGTTCCATCAGACAGATAAGAAGGACCACCATTTGTAATGGTGAAGAACTCTTGACCTTCGATAGTAGAACCATTGATGGTAAGTGTGTTTTCGGTGGTAAGTGTACCAGCAATATCAGTGTTACCAGTAGTTCCTTGAACAACCAGTTTGTTAAATCCTTGACCGAAGTTCAGATCACCACTGCCGAATGTATTACCAGTTGTAGACTCGATCTTAAAGTTTACAGATTCTGGATCACCACCGTCAGTAACAATGAATGACTGAATATCAGTAGAGGTTAGTTCAACAACCTTAACGATTTCCTGATTAGTTAGAAGCAGGTAATCATTTGTAGTTAGAACTCCACCAAATTCAGCAACACCAATACGAACATTAGCAGTTCCAGCAAGTAGACCAGATGCACTCTGTAGTCTTACTTCAGCACCTGCTGCTTGATCAGACCAAAGATATTCATTTGCTGCGAGTGCAGTAGTGATCTGAACCTCAACAGTATTAGAAGATCCAACAATAGATGCTTGTACAGGCCAATCACCATTCAGTTCACTGACGTTAGTACCAGAAATTCTGATGAACTCACCGTAATCAATATTCAGTGAATCGTTCGTCTCACTCTGCCAGTGGATTGTAACGATGTTTGTGCCATCAGCGACAATCTTCTGAACCTGGGAGTCAGTAATAAGAACACTAGATACAGGATCTAACTCACCATTTTCATCAAAGTCAAATCCAGTAATGTAAGAAGCAGCAACCTGCTTATCAAGTTTGTTAATTACACAACCGTCAGGGTGATCAGTTCTAGCTGTTGTTCCATCAGTAGCACGAGAAACTGCAAGGCGATAACCATTAGGATCGTTGGGGTTGGTGACATTAGTTAGTCCAACAATGGTAACAATTTCATTCTGTTCTTGATCGCGAGCAAGAAGTTGTTGCTGATCATCAATACTATCAGGAGAATTAGCATCACCTCTATCGATGAGAAGTAGATCACCAATCTTGAAGTCAAGTGCAGATGGTTGACTGATAGGCAGGTTATACAGGTTACCAGCAGCATTAACACCATTAACTTGGAAGGTTAGATCATCGCCAGAAGGATTACCCAGAGCCGATGCAGGAACGGTCAGAAGATCATTGTCGCTGTATCCGCTACCAGGAGATGCAAGTTCGATAACCGCAGTGCCATCAGATAGTACCTGAACAGTAAACAGTGCTCCTTCACCAGTTCCACCGTCAACCTCGATAAATGAGTAGGTTGTATTTGCTACCCATGTGGTGCTTTGTGTTGGGCTAATGTTGTCGATTGCAGCAATCTGACCGCCACCGAGTAGGTATGCAGGACCACCCCACAGACCTTGACCAGCGGTATCAATAACCTTACCAGTCTGGGAGAACTTGAGGAAGGTGATGTTTGGATTCTCCAGTGATCCAACAATGTGATCTCTAGATTGTGTGCTGAATCTTGCTCTCTCAATCTCAATGATACCTGCGTTGAGGCCACCATCAAGTTTGATGTTGGAGAATACAGTCAGACTTGCAAGAATGTCAGTGGAGTTTCTGATGGTTGTCTTACCACCAAGTGAACCCATTGTCAACTTGGAAGAGTTTGTACCGAGATTAACAGTGGTTGTTGCCTGACCATCACCTAGGTTCAGTGTTGCTGCCTGGGTGAATAGACGTGTTTCTGATGTACCAGCAAAAGAACCAAGTTCTAGTGTACCAGCAACCTTGGTCTGATATGTACCAAGATATGTGGTGGTAGCAAGGTTAGGTGCGCCACCACCGATTCTGATGTCACAGTTGCTAGTTACATCATCCTCAACACTAGCAATATCAACTACAGCATTCTTGGAACGCTCATGAATCTTGAGGTTCGTAGTTCCAGCGTTAGAACCAATTCTAACAGTCTGCGTTGCACTATCAGAAACAGCATCACCGATTGTGATCAACTGTGTCTGGGTTGTAGAGTTGCCCAGAATGATAGACTCGGCTTGGTTCAGACCGATGAAGAAGTCAGTGTCTGTGGTCAGGAACTGGAATGTTTCTGCGGTAGAGTTGATGTCACCACCGTCAACACTCAAGTCATCCTGCAGTTGCAGGTTACCAGTCATTCTAGCATCACCGATAACAACGAAGTTCTTATCGAGTTCGGTAGAAGGATCGAGTCCAATAGCAGTGTTGATACCAACGCGACCACCAGTTCTGTAGGTGGAAGATCTATCACCAACTGCTAGATCAGTTGTAGCAACACGGAATGTTGCAAAGTCATCGGCATCTGCACTATCACCACCGACCAAGAATGCATTGGTGAGTGAGAAGTATGTCTTACCAGTGGAAGCTTCTCCAAGATAGTTATTTGCAGTTACAGCGCCAAGTGCATCGTAAGATACGAGGTTCTTACCACTGATAAATGCATTACCAACAACATCTAGGTTTGCTCTAGGATCAGTCTCGGAAGATACGTTTGCAGTCAATGCTGCTTCTTGGTTTGCTCTACCGATGGTGTTGATGCCTAGTTTATAGTCACCAGGAACTTCAGTGTAGGTACGAATTGCTTCTGCACCCAATACCATGGTCTCTTTCCAAGATGACTTGGAAACTTCCATTTTCGCACCAGGACCTTCATCTGCCCAGTTATAAGTATTAGTTGCAATCTCGTTGAAGATTCTAATAACAAAACTATTGCCAGTTGGATCGGCAGTTAGAATTTCCCAGATACCATCAAAGAAGTTGTTGCTGAAGTTAGAAATTCTAACTCTCTCACCCACTTTAATACCAACATCTTCATTCAAAATTCCTGCAGCTAGATTGACAGTAATTTCTGTGGAGTTATTAGATACTAGAGTAAAGATCTGTAGATCGGCAATCTCATTATAGAAGTTGGAATAGACCCATCCAAGAGAGCCAGAGTAACCTACTTCTTCTCCCTTCCACAGGATGTCTCCTGCAGCAGGAGCAATAGATGATCCATAAGTAATATTCTGTAGAGTATACCAAGCAGATCCACCACTAGCAATCAATCCACTATTATTGGGTGTTGCATTAGAAGGTTGACCACCAGTGTAGTGTGTTCTAATGCTGTAAACCTGACCTTCATCACCAACATTACCACGAGGATTGAGTTTAAATACTGCAGATCTAACTTGGTTCTTGGTGATAACTACATCACCATCACTATTATTTCTGAACGAAGATCTATCGAGTGTTGGATCATCGCCAAATCCAACCAACGAGAAGACTGTAAGTGAATCTCCATCTGTTGGGTCAACGTTGATAGTGACAGGTGCGTTAAAGTTAGACTCACCTTCTACGGTGATCTTGTCGTTGAAAGTAACGGCTGTATCAAAGGTGGTAACCAGTGCTCCAATAGTGTCAGAGTCATCTCCACTATCACCTAGAACTGCCTGCTCAAGGAACGTCTCTTCGCCTGTAATAGCGTTGATCTTACGGTTACCGATATAGAGGTCACCATTAGAGTTTAGACCCGTGTAGAAGACGATACCAGCGTCTTCACGCTTCGCTTGAGCATAGAAGTCTTGCTTGTCCGATAGAACGACTTCCTGACGGAGTGGGAAACCAGTTGAGTAGTTACCAGGACCGAAACCTAGGTATTCAAACGTGTGGTTACCAGATCTTGCAATCGAAGGACGACGTAGTTCAACATAGTATCTACCTTCAAGAGGATATTCAGAGTCACCACTAATAGGAATCTTTCTATTCTCGGATCCGATGGAAGCATTACCTTCTTGCGCTTGAATTCTGTTATCAACAATGTTACCATCGATATCTTCTGATGTATTTGTAAACGCAAAGTTGACAAAAGGATCTGTTGCTAGAAGGTCGATGACGGCTTCTTTCGTTTCACTGTACTTGTAGTCGTTGAGAGTAACAAGACCATGGACATAGTTGTCGGCAGCAGATGAAGATGCTGGGGGATCAAGAACAGTTACATCTCTGTTACCATTGTCATCAACTTGGAACCACAGTGGGTCGTTCTTGTAATCTAGAGGATATAGATTAGAGATTGGTTGAGAGAACTTATAGTTGTGGAAGTTTGTACCAACACCAGCACCGAGAGGATATGGTGAGATGTTACCACGAACAGCAGTTAGATAGTAGATACCATCTTGCTGTTGTGGAATAACTTCTTGAATCTCTTCTACATCAAAGATGTAGAATGTATCTTCGATGTCTGGTTGATCCGAAACCGCAGTTACAGTATAAGTATCTCCACCAGGGGTTGTTACTCTATCGCCAGGGCAGATAGTGTAAACATTGGCACCCTCAACTCTATAGAGGAAGTTGTCTCTGCTTGATCTAGATGCTCCTGCATAAGGAACAGAATTGTTCCATCCATCGGCTTCTCCAGCCATGTCAAAGAAGGTGCCATTAGACTGGGTAAACGTAGTCGTGACATTTTGATCATACTTTAGATCGCCACTGATGTTCTTAAGAATAACAAAAGCAGTCCCATCAGAAGCAGAATTAAAGAACGCATGTACATATGCAGATCCACTACTCGCACCACTCCAAGTTACATAATTGGCAGCATCGCTGTTGAACTTGTCTTCTTGAATACCAGCTCCTTGAGGAGATCCCACCTCAACGATAGCAAAGATCTCATTCTTAAGACTTTCATTGACAATGGTGTGATCAAAAACTGTAAGTTCGAGACGGTCATCTCCAAGATCATTTTCAATAGTTCTTGCAGATTGAATTGTGGTAGCAATCTTGGACTCAAATTCAATCTGTAGTGGATTTTCATATGGATCATACAGATCTTCTCTC